GCGCCATACCAGACAGCGGAACGCCAGACGGCACAAGTTTGTTCGCATCGTCAATTACAGGCTGAACAATCTTCTTGTAGTCCTTGGTAATTTCTCGGCGCAAAGATTTATCAATTTTGTTGAGGGTCTTCAAGGCATCCTTAAGCCCTACGACCTCAATCTTTGCCGATACTTCCGCCACGTTATTTCCTTTTTTTGTTTGCCTCGTTAAGCACTTTAATGACCGTTGCCATATCTCGAGCGTCAAACACAATGTCGCTAGGCCACCAACCGACCGCGACCAATATCTCTGCTAGTTGGCGGCGGTAGGTGCCGCGTCCGTAGGGTTTGGGTCTGTCTCGTCCAGTACCGGCAGAATGTCGATGTCAGGGTTTTTGCTAAGCCATTCGCGCCAGTTGTCACCAACTTGTTCGCCTTTGATTTTTAAGATCGTGTGCATCCAGCAGGCGTAATCCGAGTACAACGGGTTTGCCGAGAGCTGTTGAATGTTGCGACGCTCAAGGCGTTCCCATTCCGTAACTACAAACAGATTTGTGTAGTAGTACTCGGGCGCGCTGTCGGGCGTGCGCTTTAACTGCAACTTAATTTTCATGTTTCTCCTATGTCGGCTTGGAGCCGTGATTATGGTGCGGTCGTGTCAAGCGTTAGCGCGCCACCCATAAACGTGAGGTCATAGGTTGACAACTCGCCAAGGGATGCGTTGATAACTGGCAACGACTCAAGATAACAACCAGTCAAAATAAACTTTGGATTAGTTGCTGACTCTGCACCTGACGCTGGGGTCAATGTGATGTTGGTCTTAGTGCCAACCAACGGAAACAAGGTTGCGTAGGTTTCGGTCGCTGCGAACGATGCGTACATCGTCAATGTCACTTCGTTGTTGACAAGGCCTGCGGTGTAACTGCGTGAGTTAGTGCCGAACGCGGTGTCTTCAAGCGCTTCAACCAAATAGGTCAATGTCGCTGCGCTGCACATGTCGGTCAAATCAACGCTGTTAATTGTCAGGACTGGGTTTGAGAGGTAAGTGCTACTGGCCATAAATGCTCCTTAGGTTATGTTCTGATAGTAGATGATTTGTGTTGCTTAGTTGTGGATTACGAAGTCTGGGCTTGGATAGCGCAATCAAGGTCATAGCACGGATACAACGCGCCACCGATTTCAAGGCTTGACGGACGGCCACCCATCACGATGATCTTTGAGCCAAGCACGGTTGCAACAATGCTAAGAATCTGACGCAGTACCGGCAGACCTGCTGGGCCCGAGCCGATTACTTTGACGGGAAACTCGAGGCGTATCACGTTGCCGTTTCCTGCGATAGTCGTGAAGTTTGGCGCGTCCAAATAAACCGAGTTACTAACAAGTTTGGTTGCATCATTTATTACACGGAGCCCAGTTACCGCGGTAAGCGTCGCGGTGACGTCATCAATCGCTTCGTTAAACAGGTCGGTGTACGACATCAGGCAACCGCTGGACGTGGGATGCCAAGCAGCTGCTTGACGATCGGGGTCAGGCTTTGCTGTGGTGCCGAACCCATGCCGTCAAACGTGGCGTAGGTTGCCTCTATTGAGCCCCTAGAGCGCCATAGAGCGGCGCAATACATCAAAGTGCCCAATGTTGCGTCACCGCCAGGAGAGGTCGTTAGGGAGTCGATATAGCCCGATTCCTGACGCCTGCGATATGCGAACTGATTACCAGCTGACACCGATTGCGTGAGCAACGTGTAGTCATCTGACGGGTTAGGAATGTTTATACCCAAATATGTTGCAACTTGCGCAGCTGTAACCCACGTGCAAACAGGGTCATACGAGACGGTGCCAGACGCGGCGGTGCGTTCCACATTGTTAGCGACCTTGGCGTAAAGCACCTGATCTGCAACTGGCATTTGATAGTCGTAAAGCAGGTCGCCTTCTGTATCAACGCCAATAAACAAATACTGTGGCAATGCGCGCACGCTGTAAGTGCCGTTAAATGTGGCGTCAACGCCTGCAACCGTAATTGACTGGCCGACTGCAATCTCGCTGGGGGTCAGGAGTTGCAGTACGGCAAAGTCATCAATTAGGTACTTGTTGGTAACCGTGTATGTTGCCATGAGCGGATGCTCCGCTCTCGACTAGGCGATTGCGATTGACTTAACCTGATCGCCGTCTGCGATAAAGGTTGAGACGTAGCCGTAGTAGGAGAATGTGCGACCCAAGGTTGCAGGTACTTCTACTGACATGATTCCACGAACTTGCTCGTAGAACTCAATCGCAGATCCGCGTGCTACAACCATCGTGTTGTCGGCAAATGCGCGGTCAACGACCAAGTTCAATCCCAATGGGTTGAACGTGTTCATTTGTGTTACGCCGCCTGTGCCGAGTCCGTTGATGCCCATGAGTCCTGCTGCGCCGGTGTATGGGAAAATTGGTCGCTTGTCTGCGTCCAACTGACTTCCCATTTTTTTCCATACGTCTGGACTGACGAAAATGTGGTCAGGCAGGAAGTTGGTTGCGGTGAGGATGTCGGTTGCTGCGTCGTACAATGCTGCGATCAACGATGTTGGGTTGTCAGCTGTAACTGTCCAGGTTGAACCTGATGCGGTGTCGCCTGCGAGGATTGCGTTACATGCAACTGCGTCTGATTGCAACATGTACTGGCCTGCGAGGTCTCGCAAAATGATTTCCATTGCTGCAGGTGAAGTGAAGTCGATGTCTTGTACTGACAAAGTAACTTGACCGGCAAGCGTGGTCTTGGTAACAACATTTGACGCGATTACTGGCGTAGTTGCTGATACTCCAGCAAGTTCAGGTGATTGTGAACCTACCGAGGTGTGGGTTGTCCAAGTTGGGCGGATCCATGTCTTTGATTGTCCACCGTCTGGCATTGCGCGAGCGCCAACTGCCGTGACTACTGGACGGATGTAGTTCAGGTCATCAAATACTGGCCCAAGGACTGGTACTGGCAAAAGACCAGGTGTGTCCGTGGTGAGTACATCGCCTGCAGCTGCTTGAAGTGCTGACTGCTTTGAGATTGCAAATTCGCGTGCGGCTGCTGCAACGTTGCGGAAAGTTTCTCCGCCGATGTGCATTGCTGCGAGGTATTCGCCTGGTGTTGGCAAATCAAACTTGCGCTTTGCTTGTGCAAAAATTGGTGCAGTAGGGATGGTTGCCTCAACTGCGGTTTCGTTTACTTCGGACATTTCTGGTTTCTCCTCTACTGGGGTTACTTCTTCATTTAACACTACTTCTTCGGGCTCTTGGTGGATACTCGCTGCGACTTTGGTGATGTTTGCTGCATCGCCGAAAGCGCCAATCGGAACAAGGGACAATTCCATCCAGTCGGCTGACTCAATGATCATTGTTCCTTCTTCGTCATACGAGAACTTGGTCGGATTTACGCCAACGGATACTTGGTCAATGGTGCCGTCTAAGGCCATAACCAAAGCGTCGTTGCCAAGGGTAGTTGCGCTGATTTTGGCTGTAAACAGCATTGCGTCCTCTGTTGACACTCTTTCCAAAACAATTCCGACTGGCATATCGGCTTGGTGATACATAAAAAGACGTGGTGCTTTTCCCTCGACTGGCAATGAGCCTGGGCGGAAGATCACAGCTGTGCCATCGCTGACTACTGCCGGCACGTTGTACGGAACTGCTACTCCGCTAATGGTGCGGCGTGGTGCGTCGCCTTTAGCGGCGTCAAGCGTGAATTCTCCTGCAATTAGTTTGATCATTGTGATAACTCCTCTTGTGTGTTTTCTCTAACAATTACTTCATCGTCTGCGCGGTCGGCCATAAAGTTTTCTTCTAGGTATTCATCCGCGTCAAACTCAACATAAGTTCCGCGCGGTAGGACGTTGTCCATTGAGAGCGCGCTTGCAATTGCATCGGCATACAACTTGACGCCAAATAAGTAGAGATCGGCGCGTGCTTGCTGGCTTGACTGATACGAGTATGCGCCTGTAGCAACGCCCACCAAATACGGCGGAACATTTGCCAGACGCGACATTTCAAGCGCCTGATATTGCGATGCTTCAATCAAAAGCATCTTGTCAGGTGTGCTGTTTGTTTCTGTGTATGTCAAATACTCGTTAAGCGCTGCAGTCTGATTAGTTGCTCGAGCGGCGTTAAACGCGCTAGCCAAATCAGCAAGTTCTTGCGCGCTAAGTGGCTCGCCACCTGTCTGCTTCAGTACACCTGCAGGAATGCTTGACGATGCGTTGCGGTTGCGTGCTGCTTCAAGTTTTAGCGCGGTCTCAATTGCGCCAGGTGCCGAGTAAATCATTCCTTGCGCTGGCGATAGGAATTGCACAAGGTTTGTTGGGTCTAGCATTCCGCCGTTGAAGTAAACCTCTTTAGACGGTGCAAACCAGACTGGCCCAACCATGTCGGTTGTGGTAATTGAGCCGGCAGGCAGTCGAGTGAACGTGGCAGGGTAGCCGTCGGCGGTGCGTGATGTGATATACCAAAATGCGCGACCGAACATCATTAGGTCATCAAGCGTCCAAGACATAATGAACTGGTATGGCACGGTTGGGTCTGGTCGGCGCAACCATGAACGCGGCGCAATGTAAATGCTTTCCATTTCTTCGCCGTTCC